ACCATATATTAGTGACAGACAAAAAGGGCAGGCAACAATTACACATTTGCCTAACAGCGTGTCTGATAATACATGGGGATATGTTATAATAGGGTAGTGTATATCTAGGATTTCTATCATGGAAAAGAACCTATTTGTAGTACCTACTAATCATATTCACCAATTCTGGAATTTAGCAGAACCACACTTACAAAAAGCAATAGATGAAAGTCATGGTGAGTTTACTATAGACCAATTACGACAGTTCGTTTCACAAGGACAGTCGGACTTATTATTAATCATGGATAAAGATAAGAAATGTCATTGTGCATTTACTGTGCAGTGGATTACTTATCCTAACGACAGAGTTGCTTATATTACATATCTCGGTGGTAGAACTAATAATTCTGCATGGGAACAATTTGTAATATGGGTTAAGAACAATGGTGGAACTAAGATACAAGGTTCTACTGGTAAAGAATCAATCGTCAGACTATGGCGAATGAAATGGGGAATGAAACCTAAATACACACTAATGGAGTTAAAATTATGACCTTTTTAAATATCTTTAAAACCTTATTTGGATTGAATCCAGATGCGTTTACCTTTTATGGTGGCGGCGGTGGAGGTGGAAGTAAAACTGAAACCCAACAACAGCTAGACCCTACAGTTCGTCCATTCGTAGAATATGGTTTACAAGAAGCAAAGCAGTTATACCAAACAGATACTCCTAATTACTATCCATATCAAACTTATGTAGACCCAAGCCAGCAAACACAGCAGGCTCTACAAGCAGCACAGTCAAGAGCAATAGCAGGTAGTCCATTAGTGCCAGCAGCTCAACAACAACAGTTGGCTACCATACAAGGTCAGAATTTAGGTCTTAACCCATACTTTGCTAACGCACTACAAGGTGCAGCAGGGGTTGCTACTACACAGTTCCAAGATGCTTTAAAAGATATTGCATCTCAAGCATCACAAGCTGGTCGTTATGGTTCTGGTGCTATGGCTAATTTACAGGACAGAGCATCTACCAACCTAGCTAAAGAGTTAACATCTAGAGCTGGTGAACTAGCTTATCAAAACTATGCGGCTGAAAGAGCAGCACAAGAAAGAGCTATTCAACAAGCACCTGCATTAGCACAAGCAGATTACCAAGACATTCAACAGTTACTCAATGTAGGTCAAACAGCAGAAGATTATCAAAAACAAGCACTAGAGTCAGATATTGCTAGATTTGAGTTTGAGGAAAACAAACCTTACACTAAACTACAATCTTACTTATCTGCTGCATACGGTGCTCCTATGGGTCAAGTGACCACAAGTAAATCGTCAGGAGGTAAGTAATGGGTGCTCCAGTATTAATAGGTGCAGGTATAGGTGCTGCCACATCATTAGCTACAGGTGGCAATCCATTACAAGGGGCTTTGCTTGGAGGTATAGGTGGTGGCACATTTGGCGGATCAGGTGCATTAGGATCTGGTTTTACAGAAGGTGGTTTATTTAGTTTAGGTTCTGGCTTAACAGGGGCAGGAACTGTTGCAACATCTACTCCAACATTAGGTGGTCTAGCATTAGAAGGTGCTACAACTGGTGCTGTAGGCGGTGCATTAGCAAGTGGTGGTGCAGGTGCTGTTTCAGGTGCTACTGCTAGTCCATATGCTTTCGGCAATAACGCATTAGAAGTAACAGGTAATACAGTAAATCCTGCATTAATTGGATCATCTGCTGGGGGTCAAATACCATTTACTGGTGTAGATAAAGCTATAGATGCTATTACACCAAGTGGTGGATATGACCCAAATGGTGGTAATTTTATATCAAATATGGTTAAAAAAGATCCAATAGGGTCATCAATGTTAGGTATGTCTGCAGCACAGAACATTATGAATCCGACAGGAGCAGGAATACAACAACCTAATCTTGGTTCTATTCGTGCAGGATCAATCGATCCCACACCAGATAAACCATTAAATGTATTAAGTCCAGCAGACTACGGTGTTGATGCTGCTACTGATCAAATTGATGTTACAGGTGATGTATATTCAGTATTTCCAGAACGACTAAAAGGTTTTGGTGGTCGTGGAATGTTTTATAGATAAGGAATAAAAATGTTATACGGATTATTAGATGATGATTTTAACCTCTTTGGTGGCGGTATTGCTAATTCTTTACTTACACCAGACCAAGCATCACAGCTTAAAAATCAAGCATTAAAAACAGCAGGATTAACTACAGCATTAAGTTATCTAGCACAACCTAAGAACAGAAATGTTGGTAGTTTTGTTCCTTATGCTGCACAAGCTGGATTACAAGGTTTTGGTGCTGGTCAAAATATGTACAATATGGGACTAAGTTCTGTATTACGAAACAAAACATTACAGGCTGCCTTAGGTAGTAAAATTGATCCATTTTCTAAAGTTGATTTAAAAGATATTGATAGATCACAAACAACTCCTGAAGATATTACTTATGCTAGAACAACAGGTGACATTTCAAAACTTAAATTTAAAGATCAAATAAAAAATTTATATCAAACCAGCACAACAGAATTAGCTGATGGCAGTCAAGTTTATTTACCAACTCCAGAAGGAATGGCTCAAGGTAAATATCCGCTAACAACATCTAATGAACCTTATACTAAAGAAATTAAAGTTAAACCCAAAGCAATGACTGGTGACCAATCTGATTCTTTAGGTTTTGCTTCTAAAATGAACATTGCTAATAATTCCTTCGAAAATCTTGTCAACGAAGATGGGTCATTAAGTTATAGCCCTGCTCGTGTAAACTTTAAAGGAGTTGTTGAAAAATTCTGGGTAGTAGGAGATGCTGGTGCGGCTGCTCTTAACAAGCTTAATTTAAGTGATGAAGATAAATTAGCAGCTCAATCACAAAGAAACTTTATTAACTCAGTGTTGAGGAAAGAATCTGGTGCAGCTATTGCGGCTCATGAATTTACAAACGCTCAGAGACAGTATTTCCCTGAGGTGGGTGATACACCTCCAGTATTAAAACAAAAAGCCGATAATAGAAAAATTGCTATTGCTACTATGCAAGCTGCTGCTGGACAAGATCCTGATGCGATGGATAAATTAATAGAATTGCAATCGCAAATTACTACAAAAACATCTGACTCACCAACAACACCAGAAGAGGTGGAACAACAAACTACACAACCACAAACAGCTTATATTGGCAATAGAAAAATTATTGTAAAAGACAATAAATGGATATTTGCAGATACAGGTGAAGCAGTAAATTAATAAAGGAATATTGATGACATTAAAACTTCCAGAAGGTGCAACACTTGAACCTATAAATCCAACTGGCATTGCATTACCAGAAGGTGCAACATTACAACCTCAAACATCTATGTTAAGAGAAGGCGGTAGGCAATTAGGATTAACAGGCAGGTATTTAGCAGAAGGTGCAGGCAGTATATTTGATCTATTAGCAACTCCTGTTAGATCAGGTCTTAATGTTGTATTACCAGAAAATATGCAAATTCCTGAAATGTCTATTGGTAAATATGCTGCCGATGTTGCTGGGTTACCACAACCACAAACTGGCTTAGAAAGAGTTGTTGGTGAAGCATCAAGGGGTTTGGCTTCTGTTGGCACTACTGGAGGATTAGGAGCAATAACTAGACCACAATCTGTAACAGGGGGTGCTATAAAAAAAGCATTTACTGAAAGTATGCCAACGCAATTAGTTGCTGGTTCTGGAGCAGGTGCTGCATCTCAGTTAGCAGAAGAGGCTGGTGCAGGTACTGGAGGTCAATTACTTGCAGGTTTGGCAGGGGGTTTGTCTGCACCTAGTATAACAAGAAAATTACAAAAACCTACCAGTTCTATTAATAAAACAATATCTAATGTTATTAATAAATCTAATAACCCTGTTGAAGTAAATCAATCTGTTGATAATGTTTTAGAAAATACATTGCAAAACAATAATATTAAGTTTAGTGATTTAACTGATGATGTTATATCAACGGTTCGTGAAGATATTAAAAATGCTATTAAGGTAAACCCTAAAGTATCTAATGATGCACTTAAAAGATTAGTTGATTATAGAATTACTGGTGCAACACCAAAACAAGGTACTATTACTTTAGACCCAGCTAAAATAACACAAGAAAAAAATCTTGCTAAATTAGGAGCAAATAGTCAAGATCCAAATGCTCAAAGACTATCTCAAATAGAGGCTGAAAATAATGCTATTTTAGTTAGAAATATAAATGAGTTAGGTGCAAAAAATGCTGTTGAGCCACAACAGGTTAGTGCTGTACTATATAGTAAATTTCAAGATATAGCAGACAACAATAAGAAAATTATTAGTGATTTATATAATCAAGTAAGAGACAATCAAGGAAGATTTGCCAAGTTTAATAGTCAGGCTTTTGTAAACAAAACTAGGAAAGATTTAGTTGACGAAGCAGAAGAATTAAATGTTCCAGCTTATTTTACACAAAGAATAAAACAAATTGAAGATGGAGTGTTTGATCTAAATGTGTCAACATCTGCTCAATTAAAAAGCCAAGCAGCTAAAATATTAAGAAGTGATGCAGACGGAAATACAAAAAAAGCAGTAAGTATTATTAGGCAAAATTTAGATGATGCAACTTTATTGCCAAATCAAGGGTTAGGTAAAGAAGCACTAGAAGCAGAAAAAGCAGCACGAAAGTACACATACCAATACAAACAACTTGAAGATTCAGTGCCTGCATTAAAATATATAGCAGATAAAAAGTCTATTGATACATTTTTTAACAAAAATATTTTAAATGTTGATACAGCACAATTAAAAAGAACACTAGAGCAAGCTGATGATGCAACAAAACAAGTAATAAAAAATAATGTACTAGGTCACTTAAAATCTAAAGCAACCAATAACGCACCAGATGAAGTTGCATTAGTAAGTGGTGCAAATTTAGATAAAGCATTAAAGTCATTAGGAACAGATAAATTAAAATTATTATTTGACAAAGAAGAAATTGCACAATTAAAAGCTATTGCAAATGTTGCTAGATATGAACAATTTATACCAAGAGGTGCTGCTGTAAATTTATCAAACACTGCTTCTGGTTTGTATAATATATTAGAAAGAGCAGGGCAGTCAGCATTATTAAGTAAAATACCATTAGGCAGGGCTTTAGTTGGTGAGCCAGCACAAAATATTGTTTTATCTAACCAAGCAAGACAAGCACAAGATATTAGTAAATCATTAGGGTTAGCATCAGAATTACCAGTAACTAAAACAAGAAGTTTGTTAGCACCTTACACAGTGCCTTTAATGTCAGAAGAAGAAATACCTACTATCGATATTGTAGGTGGACAATACCCTCGATGATATGGCACACACTAAAACTACCACCTATTAACTTATACAACGCACCACAAAGAAAGGATTCTTATGGAGAAGGTTCAAGAAACAGTAGCAGTTCACTCGGCAGAGATTGACCATATGAAAAAAGATATAGATCATATTATGACTAAAGTAGATAAGATGGATAAATCTGTTGATGAGATTAAAGAAACACTAGCAGAATTCAAAGGCGGCAAAAGAGCTATGATGTGGCTTATAGGTGTCGTAGTTGCTGTCACAGGTTTTTTAGCTGGTCATTGGATGGATAAGTGAAAGATATATTTGCAAAACGATTATTGGAGTCAACATCTTCATGTTTAGTTATGATGACTCAAGGTAATGTAATATCAATTACATTAGGTCACTGGGGAAAAGCATTACAGGTAGGATTGATTGCATCTATTGCAACATTATTATTAATTAAATTACACAAAGAAGATTTAACTGATAATCAATATGTAATGGCAGGCATCATTGGTATATTTACTGCTGTTGCAGATTTAATAACTCATCCTACACACTTTGGCGGTGTTACAACTGAAGCTGTTGTGACAGGTATAGGTGCTGGGTTGTTATGTATTTGTATGAGTCATATAAAAGGATATAAATGATAGGAATATTAGCAAAGATATTGGGTAGCGGTGATGTTATTAAAAAAGGTCTGGAACTAATAGACGATATGCACACATCTACAGAAGAAGAAATCAAAGCAAAGAACGATGCTAAGATTGCTTTACTGGCAGCTTATGCACCATTCAAATTAGCACAAAGATACCTAGCCATCATGTTTTCTGGAGTATTTGTTTTTATTATGCTAAACGGTGTATTAGGTGCATTGTATGGCATAATAGATATGAACAATGTCAATGAAGCCAAAGCATTTGCTAATGAGATGTGGTTAGGTGAAATAATGTTAGCAATAGTTGGTTTCTATTTTGGTGGCGGTTTATTTGAATCAGCAAAGAAGAAATGAAACTAAGCCCACATTTTAGTCTGGAAGAACTAACGCATTCTAATACAGCAACTCGTCTAGGTATAGACAATACTCCTACTGTTGAAATAATCGACAATTTAACTTTTTTAGCGAAAGAATTAGAAAATGTACGAACTTTATTATCTCATCCTATGCTTATTAATAGTGGTTTCCGTTGTCATGATCTTAATGATTTTCTGGGAAGCAAGCGAACTTCTAGCCACACGAAAGGTTTGGCGGTTGACTTCATTAGTCCTAGTTATGGTAACCCTCGCAGTATTGTTAGTGCTATAGTAAAAGCTAAGATTAAGTACGACCAAGTTATATTAGAATATGATAGATGGGTTCATTTATCATTTAAACAGTTAGATCCACGCAATCAGGCATTAATTATTGACAAAGAGGGGGTACGACCCTTTGAAGATACTATTACTTGATATAGAAACATCACCTAATACAGCCCATGTTTGGGGTTTATACAATCAGAATGTAAGTCTCAATCAGCTCATGGAGTCTAGTTATGTTATGTGCTGGGCTGCTAAATGGTTAGGTGAAAAAGAAGTATATTTTAGTAGCATGATGGAAACATCTCATCGCAAGATGATAAAGAAGATTTATTCTCTTTTGGAAGAAGCTGATGCGGTGATACATTATAACGGTACGAAGTTTGATATACCAACTCTTAACAAAGAGTTCCTCTTATTAGGGCTTAATCCTCCATCACCTTACAAAGAGATTGACCTACTTAGGACATCACGATCCAAGTTTAAGTTCCCTAGTAATAAACTGGATTATGTCGCACAGGCATTAGGTCTTGGTGAAAAGGTAAAACATATTGGTCATGAGCTGTGGATACGGTGCATGAACAAAGATAAACAGGCTTGGGATATGATGAAGAAATATAATATCCAAGATGTTGTATTGTTGGAAAAGGTCTATGAAAAGATGTTGTCTTGGATTAGAAACCATCCAAACCATAATAGCTATAGTCAGGGTGTTGTTTGTCCTAACTGTGGTGGTAGTAATCTTATTAAGAGAGGTTTAGCTTGCAATACAAATACCGTTTATCAGAGGCTACGCTGCAAAGACTGCGGCAAATGGTCGAGAAGCAACAAACAGATGAAAGACTTGAAAAAATTCGAGTCCGCCATCAGCATCTAGGGAGAAGTATGGATATAGACGAAATAGCAGAAGTAATGACTGGCAAGCTCATCGAAGAAGTTATGGTGACTTTTGGTGAGGATACTATGACTTTATTCTTGTCAGATGGTTCTAGTATTGAAATTGTTATAGACTCTATCTATGCAGACATACCTGAACTAGATGACTAAGCGTGTTATAACGCTGCCAGACGGCACAGAAACGGATAATTATAGTCAGGACTACCAAAGGTATTGCGAAGCCCTCAATCTATCCAAGAAACCGCTTATGCAACGCCAAGCATGGTTAAATAAACTACAAGATGAAAAACGAGTCGATACTTTAAAGTATTGGTTAAAATTAATATGGGAAACTAAGTAATGGCAACATTAAAAGAAAGATTAGGTATTGGCAAACATCCATATGAATATCTTGGTGAAGGTATTCGTGACTTTGCTGGATTGCTTGGAGAAGGAACTGAAGTCGTAAAAGATAAATTAAACCAGCTACCACCTATAGAAGTTGTTCCGTCACAAACTGGATACAGATCAGATATGGTTGTTCCTAAAGGAACTCCAGTATCACAAAAAGGAGTTGCACTCAACGACTATGGTAATTTTCTTATTGGTAATACAGATGTTGCATTAAAAGATATATCACAAGGTGTTGCACCTCACCCTATGGATGCGTTAGATTTAGGTGCTGGTTTTGCATCTTTATTAGGTGGTGGTGGATTAGCTTTTAAAACAGGGAAAAAAGGATTAGATGTATTTAGAAAAGGAAATGCTGTTGAAAATGCAATAGCAGCAAAAAAAATAGATGCAGATAAAGTTTCTAACTCAGTTTTTGCAAAACAAGATAATGTTAATATACCTAAAACAGAAGATGTGTTAAATAAAAATTATCACAAGTATCAAAATATGGAAGATATTAATAAAAATCTTTTACCATATGAGTCTGACTTGCAAGCTACATTAGATGATGTTGCTCCAAACAGTGCAAAAGTTTATACAAGGGCAAAATTGCCAGAAAAAGTACAACTTAAAGTAGATGCAGGAAAAAATCCACAAAATATATCAGACTATGTAGGAGGTCGTATTGTAGTTGACAAAGCAGAAGATGTTATTCCTACACTTAATAAATTAGATAAAAAAGCCAACATATTATCTATTGACAACTGGTTTGATAAGTTTGGTCATCCAGCCAATAAAGATGGCTATCGAGCTGTTCATGTGCAACTTGGAAACACAAAAGGAACATCAGCAGAAGTACAGATTATACCTAAAGACTTTATTGAAATAAATGATGCAGGTAAAGCTGCTTACGATAACTTAAGACATAAAGCAAATAAATTATCTACTCCAGAATATCTGAAAAATAAATATGTTCAAAAATCATCTGAGCTAAAAAGAGATCTTATCTATAACAGAATGGATAAGGAGATGAATCCAACAGCTCCATTAAACATTAAAGATGAAGAATTGCTTAAATATGGATTAGTAGGTCAAAACTCTGATGAAAGAGCAATAAGAACTAAAAACCGACTAGAAAGCATATTAGGCATACCAGATCAAAATAGACTTGCCAATAACTTTGGACTTCTTTTTTAGGTGTATATTTTTTAGAAACCATTTTTCTAAATCCTTAAATGAGGCAAAGTCAATCTTTTTAACTTTGCCAACTTTACTTCTTATATATTTCACTTTCATCATTATCTCCTTCAAAAAATACTTCTATTATTATTGTAGCAATGCCGATGGGAATCCAAAAGATTCCCACCACATACAGAACAAAAAACCAATCTTCTATCATTTTTTATCCTCTTTAAACATATTGTGTAAGTCATCCATAAGTCTGTCATGAAACTCTTCAGGTGACTCATCTGGAACTTGACCAAAATACTCTGCTAAATCTTGATCTAATTCTTGAAATATATCTTTTACTTTTGGCATAATTATCTCCTTAGTCTCTGTTTTCTATTTGATTTACTAAAGCCTGATCTTCATTGTATTTAGGCTGCTCTTCACTATCTCTTTCCCAGTCAGCCTCGTACAAGCCACGATCAAAAGCATAGAAACTGTCAGGCAACTTACTAAAGCCGTAATTCTCAACTAAGTAGAACTCATCTTTAGCAAGATCAGGACTCTTAATAACATCTCCAACAGATACACTGTGCATAGCACCGAGAATCTTGACATCAGGGTTGTCCCAAGCATTATTACCCTTACCAAATACATCCTCTAAATTTTCCGCCCAAATATCAGCGACATGGTTGTAATCTTGGTATCTAATGTTAGCTTTGGCTAACTCTGCTTTACTTTTGAAATGTAGATCAATGTTTCTTCTGTGACGACCTACCGCATCGTGACCAAACTCATTGATACGATCATGCTCAGGTCTTGATAGGTTTACTTGATAGACTTTAAATTGCTTTTTCATTTTTATCTCCTTAATTAATTATCACCACATAGTTATTATCTTACATATAAAAAAACTTGTCAAGCATTTTTATAAAAATAATACTAAAAATATTCCACACACTGCAACTAAACATACATCATTAAAATCCATATTTATTCCTCCGAAAATATTACCTTATTATCTGGAAACATCTTATAGCGTTTACCTGTAATATGATTTTCAACTTCCACTCTTACTCCACCATCACCCTCTTTAAAAAACTGTAGATCTAACCACATACCATCAATCGCTATTTTTTTTGTTTGCATTTTTACATATTCCATTTGCTGACAAGTCTCTACCGCACCACCATTTTTTCTTGTCATATGTGTTAGCAGGTTGTTTACACTTGTGGCAGACCTGACCTTTTAATTTAATAACCATCTATCTACTACTTCCAATATTATCACAAGCAATATACAAGCAAAGCCTATTGCATAGCAGATTTCACATGGCTCATTAGTCTTCATCGTGCAAAGGATCTTCTATCCATTCATCTGGCATAACAGGACTAGACAGATCGAACCTTTTGCTAGCTTCTTCATAAAAAGATTGCCAAGTTTCGTTAGCCTTATCTAAGTCTTGCTTTTGCAATTTCACATCATCATGCTTTTCTAAAAATCTTGCAGCGTATTTAATATGGTTAGCCATATGAACACACTCAATACCTTTTAGCTTATGAAGCATAAACTCTATTACCTGATAACATTCTAATCCAGCCCTGTTATACCAAGCTGGCTTTTTTACTGGATCACTCATTTTACTACCTCTTTATCTACAATAATTAAATCTTCAAAGATTTCACATTGTGTATCTTTGACCTGTAAGTAGATGCTCTCTATATCCATCGACTTAATTAGTTTGCCATCATGGCAAATAAACTCTGGTCTCGGTTGCTCTTTTATTAAATCATAATGCACATAAATTCCAAGTGCAAGAAATAAGAATAAGAAGCATAAAAAAACTTTAATACATTTCCTTAGCATATTTTAATCCTCGATTGTCTGTAATACTTGTAATACAAAGTATAATTATACTTGTAAAAAAATTTATATAGAAAGGATAACATTATGTGGACAAAACCAACAGCTACTGAAATGAGATTCGGTTTCGAAGTAACAATGTATGTATGCAATAAGTAATTCTTTGCAAAGATAAAGGGGAGATATAAACTCCCCTTTTTATTAGAATGGCACATCTTCTTCAAGTTCTGCCTGAGCTGGAGTAGATCCAGCATCTGTATACATCACCCTTACATTACCAAGAATAGGTGTTTGCACACCATTAGTTCTTTCCTCTTTAGTAACACTTTGACTAATGAATCCATTGTTATCGTATTTATCTTTATTATCAATATCTACAAATGTAGTCAGGTTAAGGTAGTTACCTTTTTCACCTTTATACAATCTGCTTTTATCAATCTTAGATACATCAATACTAATATTTAATCCTACTTTCATATTATCTCCTTAAAATCTTAAATTAATTTTATTACTTCTTTTATAATTGTATATCTCTTCAATTAAAGTCAAGTACTGCTGCACATCTGTACAATCTACTAAACTTCTGGATTGAAAAGATAATTTATTTAAAAACTCTGCATGATTGTAATCAGGTTTTATAAACACATCTAACATAGCATAAACAAAGTTTCTACGCTTATATCCATCATAATACTTACTTATCATAGATATTTTATTGGCGTTATTTACAGCTTCATCATAATCTCTAATTTCAAATGTACCATTTTTAAAATCTAAATTGTTTTTTGATCCATGATACCTTCTGTTGTTAGATAATAATGCTGCTGTTTCATTATGATTAAAACCGTACTGTTTTTTAAACTCACGATATTTAATATAATTTTTATAGCCAAGTTTACAGTAACCGTCTAAATAATCATCAGCGTTCCAATTTTTTAAATTAGAGTTTAATCTCTGCACATCTTTTAATCCAAGATCATTAACCATAATATAATAAATTGGTTTTTTTAATTCTTTTGCTGACTCAAAACGATGCTGTCCATCTATAATTTCATAGTGTTGGTTTACAATGATTGGAATCATTATATACTTTTCTTCTATAGATTTTTTTAATCGTTTTAAATGGAGCTGATTAATGTTTCGATTACCATCTATTATTTTAAATAAAGAGTAATCAGTGGTCTTAAAAACTTGATTTACTTGTGTCATACTTAGTTCTCCTTAGTATATATAGGTTTCCTCTTGTAACGAGGAGGTTCAACATCATCTCTTACAAACTGGACAAACTCTTCCGCCTTCGGTATGAACCAGTCCATAAAAGACTCATCATAGAACACCATCTCTTTCGAGGTTTCATTTGGTGTCCATATGTAAAACCAGCACGCTTCTATCGGTTGCTGTGCAACTGCACTTACACAAAACATCTGTACTTGCATTTGAAAATAGTAGCGTTCTGGAATTTCTGGATAAATTTTTTGAGTGAATGGGCATTTTATCTCTACAGGAATAATACCTAGATAACCATCAGGTGATGCACCTAAAGGTCGATCAGGATGAACTACTAATTTATTACCTGCACGACAAATACCCCTCATCTCATCTTCAAACGCTGCAAGAGCTATATGCTCATGATCGTTTCCCCATTCAGTCATCTCATTACCTTGAAAAGGCTCTGCACGACCTGTTTTCTCCCTCCATAACTTTTGTCTCTCGTAGACTGCCGACCATGCTTGGCTAGCAGTCACGATTGAGTTACGAAGTTTCTTATTACTTAGATGCGAACTCATCTGTATACTCTCTTATTTGATCTCTAGCATCTGGAGTTAATCTTCTCCAATACTCTTTTTTAGTTTTATCATCTAACTTTTTCATTTCGGTTATATGATGTTCGGCTGTTCCTCTAGATATTTTTTTGATTTGTGGTTTTGTTTCAGGGCGATCAATCTCATCTTCAGAGTAAATAAACCCATGTAATCCTAGCAATTTAAGAACTGCTCTATCTACTGCTCTTTTTTCTGCCATTGCAACTGTATAACTGTTTTTACAATTATGAGGTGCTGCTTCACCATATGTTGTTACAGTTTGATCTTTCAATTTTGCTACACATTTAATGACAGCAATTTTATTTTTTGTATCAAACTCTACTTCATGTAACTCATACTGGATATTGTTTTGTGCTGCAGCAATCTCAATCCACTTGTGATACATAACCCAAGTACCATGACAATCCCACAAACATTCTTGCCAGTCGAAGCCTTGCTTTTGCAAGACTTCTTTTACTCTATCATCAATTTTTTTCTTAGCCATTCTCTTTCTCCTGCTGTTGTTGCAATATGTAATTATGTAACTCTTGCAGGTCTTCTTTAATACCAGCTATTGCATTTGCTTGTATTTCGTTTTGCTCCAGAATGGCATTAGTTACAGAGTGAAGTTCATATTGTAATGACTCCATGTATTGATCTTTAGATGCACTCATTATACTGCCTCCTTTACTGCTTGATCTTTAAGAAATTCTACATCATCTTTATTAAGGTCATTAAGAACACTCTGTCCATTCTCGAATGGTGTAACATCACGAGCATCACTAACCTCAACATCTAAAAGATCTACAATAACTTCTGTAGGGTATCCGACAACTTTTTCTTCTCGGATATTTGCTGATACTGCAAAATTAACATCAAAGCTACGATACTTATCTTCAAATGTTAGTTCTTGATTAAATTGTACTTCCATAATTATTATCTCCTTATTTATTAACTTCAACTAAACTATATAACAAAAAAAATACTTTTGCAAATTATTTTGTAAAAAATCTTGCATTACAAAAAACACTGCATTACAATCATATTAATTCTGACTACATCCTCTAAACGCATGAGCTAGAAAAATGTCAGGGCAAATTTAAAAATAAAGGAAAAAATATGACATATAACGAAGCAGTAGAAAAATTTGGTGGCAGTCGTAGAGAGTTAGCTAAGGCTTTAGACATATCTACACAAGCTGTTGCACACTGGGCAAAAACACCAGATCGTGATATTCCAGACTACAGAGCAATACAGATTAAATATGTTCTTGAACAGGTTTAGTCATAAAGTTGTAGATCAGGAAGGTTTTTCTTTAATGCAATTTACATCTTATGCAGATGCTAAATGGTTTGTAAGAAATAAACCTGACTATAAAGTAAAAAAGATCAAGTTTGATTTATCACAAATGGAGGAGTGTTTATTTTGAGAATAAGAAATTGGGACAAATTCCAACACTATAAGCCTATGCACAGCAAATACAAAAAACAAATGACATGGTTGAAACTTTATGGTGGAGACATATTAAATGACATTGATTGGTTTGAACTATCCGATACCAATAAAGCAATATATATTGAGTTGTTATGTTTAGCTAGTCAGAATCATGGAAATCTACCTGATATAAAGACTATTGCATTTAGACTAAGACGGTCAAAAGACCAGTTACAAAAGGCTTTAGACGATTTAGTGCATTGGATAGAAGATGGTATATACTCTGTATATACAATGCCTATACCAGAAGAAGAAAAAGAAGAAGAAAAAGAAAAGAGTAAGCAGAAAAAAGATTATTTAACAGATACAGATTTTAAAAAGTTTTGGGATGCTTACGATTATAAAGTTGGTATAGTAAAAGCATACGATGTTTGGAAAGATAAAAAATGTGTTAAAGATCTTGATAAGATATTAAAGCACATTAAGTATTATCAAAATACTAAAGAATGGAAAGATGGTTTTAAAAAACATCCAAGAACATATTTAAATCAGAAAATGTACTTAGATGAGATAGTGGACAATAAAAAATTTAAGGGGGTGACACTATGATGATGGCTGGTGAAGTAATGGATCGTATTGTAATTACGAAAGATGAAATTGATGAGATGACTGGTGAAAAGATTATTACTGATTACAAAGTAAAGTCAACAGAAGGTTATCTTGAACAATTAAAAAAGTATTACACATCAGAATTAGGATCTGGATATGCAATGCCGTTTATGAAACTGGATAATAACTTTGCTATCAGGAAGGGTGAATTAACTTGCTTTACAGGGGTAAGCGGTTCAGGGAAGTCAATGCTTTTAGGTCAAATATGTTTGTATCTTACAAAAATGACTAAGGTACTTATAGCCAGTATGGAAATGAAACCAGTGCTTACATTATCTAGAATGATTACACAAAGATTAGGCGATCCACATCCAACAGAGCAATACATTGAAGAATTTTGTAAGTCATTAGAGGACAAGTTATACATCTATGACCAACAAGGCGTTACTAATTCAGAAGATATGTTTGCAGTGTTGCATTACGGAAAAATGATTCTTGGAGTTGATGTTTTTGTTATTGACTCACTAATGAAGATGTCTGACATTAGTGAAGATAATTACGAAGCACAAAAAATTTTCATAGATAGATTAGCAACTTACTGTAGAGATCTAGACATTCATGTTTTCTTAGTTTGTCACACAAGAAAACTATCAGACGATTATACAACTCCAGATGCTACTAACATCATGGGATCTTCCCATATTAGAAACCTTAGTGATAATATTTTATTAGCGTACCGAGACCGTTCTGTAAATGAACGCATTTTAGAAGGTGATGAAGAAGCTAAGACATTGCCAAACGCATATCTTTATATACAAAAACAAAGAAATCATACATGGGAAGGTAGGTTGCCACTGTGGTTTAATGAGAAAAGTTTAACTTATAGGGAGAATTTTAAATGAGTGTAAATGAATTTATAAAAAAAATTAAAAAAAGTTTTCCAGATGCTGTTTACAAGGCTACATCAAAAAATGGTATAGTATTTAAAAGTAAAGGATGGGATGACTATGAGATTCAGTCTAACAAAACACAATCTAAGTAGCCTTATCCAAAAATTAAAACAACTGGACTTTAATAAGATGTGGAAGATTGAAATTAAAGAAGGCAAACATAATAGGTCAGTCGACCAAAACAAATATCTTTGGCATCTTTATAGAATATTAGGTGACTATCTAGGTTACGACCCTGAGGAGCTTCACGAGCTTTTAACATACCGCTACCTTAGAGAAGAAAAAACGGTAAAAAACGAAAAGATTATTGTGATAGCAAGGACATCTACACTAAACACACAAGAGTTTAACGACTATGTAAAACAGGTAAAGTTTTTTGCATCTGAGTATGGATGCAAATTACCTGATATAAATGATGTATCGCTCTAAAAAATTATTAGTATTACTCAGAGAGTTACCTTGTATGCACTGTGGAACTATGGATGGAACAGTTTGTGCAGCTCATCGTAATCAAGGTAAAGGTATGGGTATGAAAAATAGTGATGCTTTAGTTGCAGCATTATGTCATGCCTGTCATTACGAGTTAGATAATGGCAAGACCTTATCCAAAGAGGAACGAAGAGAACTTTGGGATCAGGCTTACATAAACACCATGCAGTATCTAATAGAGACTGGGAGGTTAAAATGCTAGAGTATTGCTTAGTAGTTTACTTAACAATGGAAGAACCTAAATACATAGGGCACTTCGAGAATTGTGCATTAGCAAATAACTATGTCCAAGAGTATTATTCTGATGCTCCATATACAATCTGTCTTCATGAAGACTATATTAATTTACCAGCACACTTAGTTAAGAGAGAAATACATGAAGCAGACTTTTAGAGATACAAAAGAGTTTCAGCATTTTTTAGATTACGGAAAAAAAATTGAAATAGCATTTGCCAATCAATGTTTGTCAGATGCAGTATTTTCTACTAGATACCAAGACCAAATGGAGCACTGGGATGTTAAGGGCATATGTTCCCTAATTAGCAATAAAGAATTAAAGTTTGATGTTAAAAGTCAAAAGAAAAATAATAGAAGTGATAAAAACTTTTCATCTGAATTGACATGGATTGAAGGTAAAAATGTTGATGGATATGATGGATGGATAAAAGGTAAAGCTGATTATATTGCTTTTGAAAGAGAACGAATGTGGTTTATTGTAAACAGGGAAGAGTTGTATAAATTGACTGTAAAAAAATTAACAGAAAATGGTAATAAAAAAGGCAAAGGAAAATATTTAATATACACTAGAGATAATGCTAAAGATGTTATTACACAAATGCCTTTTTCAGATATGAAACAAATTGAACATTATGAGATACTAAAATGATTCATGTAGGAAAATTAAAATTAGATGTTGATGAGATATTATTTAATATCGTTAAGCTAAGTGACTGGTGGATTAGAAGGTCAGATGCACCATTTTTTACATTAGGTCGTAATGCTTACATGGATGGAAAGACTGAAGCATATTTTCATACTGCTAGGATATTAAATCCAAAATTAATGAGTCATTTTCCTAAGCTATATGCTGATTTGTTATTGTATTTAACAGATCATATTGGTGAAGAGGTTCATTTAAATCATGACTTTGCATATCCATCATTTCATATATTTGAATCTGATCCTGCATTTTTAGATTATCCATCAAACTGGCACAAAGATTCTCCATACGAAACATTAGGATTAAAAAATGATACTGCTTATAGTTTTACTGTTGTTATAGAAATACCAAGCTCAGGTGCTGGATTAGAATATAGAGACGGTAAAGAAAAATATCTTGAATATAAAGTTGGAGATATAATAATACATAGAGGAGATTTTTTGCATAACATTGCAAGGTTAAAAGAGTATGTTCCAAATGAATATCGAATAACTTTACAAGGTCATGTAATAAGACATGATGGTCGTTTAATAATGTATTGGTAAGGAGTTAATATGGGAAAAGGTAGTGGTAGGCGTGTAGAGGATGTAAAGAAAATAGAATCTAATCCATTCTGGGAAAATACTACATTCGAAAAAAAACAAAAGGAAAAAGAAAATGGCAGGAATGTCACCGACACAGCTCAGCCTGAGAAAACTAAAAAGTGAAGGATATGAAACTGTCCAAGTGGTTGAGGTCTGGATACCATTTGGTAAGTTTGGCAATAGGCGTGACCTATTTGGTTGTTGGGATATATTGGCAGTCAAAGATGGAGAAACCGTTGCTATACAAGTTACTAGCAAATCGAATATGTCAGCACGAATTAAAAAGATCGCAGACATTGAGCCGCACACAAAAAATTTAAGGGAAGCCAACTGGACACTATTAGTTCATGGTTGGTTTAAAAATAAGTCTAACCGATGGGAGGTGAGAGAAGTCGATGTCAGCTAATAATTATGCAGCAGATTATACATTTAATGTTAATGGGCAAAAGTTAAAAAGAAAACAACTGGTAGATTTAATTTTAAATATGTTAAAAGAACAGCCAATGACTATACCAATGTTGCAAAAAGAACTTGGCATGGAAATGCAACAAGTTAGAAACTTTCATAGGTGGATGGTTGTTAATGACTTTATTATGAACACTGGCAAAAAGAAGGGAGACTACTTTTTATATAAAGTATACCGTGAATGTTTGTTAGCAGAATTATTATATCCATCGCCAAAAGAAATACATAGTCAATTTAAAATCAAAGGAATCATTAGAAAAAAAGCTGAAGATTTTAAAAGCAGAAGTTCAGGCACACAACGCAATGCTTTTGGTTACAGCAACCATCATCTAAACTCAGTATATTACTCAGAGGGAGATTGATATGGATATGAATCGACTATTAGACTTGCTAGACAAGTGGAAGTTATACATGAGGCATGATAACCACAAACTAGGTTTTCCTAATAAATCTTTAGGTATGTCATCTGGTGGAGCATCTGGTAGTTTTGATGATATGTATGATGAGGTCGAGGATGATAATGTTCAAACTGTTGATGCAGTTATTCATAGTTTAGATCATGAAGAACAAAAAGCAATTTATGCTAGATACTTAGGAACAAAGAAGCCAATGTATTACGAAGTTAAATTACAAATAGCAATGGATAAGCTACTGCATATAGTCGGAAGAAGAATAGGAGCATAATATTTTTTAATACAAAATACTTGACAATTTATTTGATTTTGATACAATAGTTATGTGGTGATAATAATTAAGGAGAAAGAGATGGAAAAATTGTGGGATTTGGGTGGTTTGTTTCCTGACTATGTTAAAGCGAAATATCCTGATATTGAAGAAAAAATGTTTGAATACCTTGCTAAAGATCCAATCAATATTGCTAGGGTTCAAAAGAGGGCTTATGACCATTGCAAGCTAGAAGAAAAATTGGTTTTAGCAATAATAAAAGGGGGTGAGTAATGAAATTCTTTTTTGAGGTTGGTGAAGAAAAGTATGAGATCCAAGCAAAAGATTTAGGTGCGGCACTTGAGTACATGAATCGAAATGTGATGGATAAAAAAGGTGCTGCGAATTATGCGTGGTTCGATGGCGTTAAAAAGAATAGTTACTATGCAGGTAACTATGCGTGGATAGATTAAGGAGGAGATAATGAAAACAGAGTTTAAAGTAGTGAATGAATTACCAGAGTTAGAAGAGATGCAAAAGTTTTTGGGTGGCTATGTCGAGAGACTGCCACTTGCAAATGGTGATGCTTTGTTTGTTAATGAAGATGGTAAGAGTTTAGACCTACCAGTTAATAAGATGGGTAGTCTGTTCTGGAACATGAACTGGAAAAGAGAGGATGATATTCTAGGCAATGTTCTTTATTATCAGGTCAAAGATGAATAAATTAAGGGAGAAAAAATCTCCCTTTTTTTTGTACAAATTACTTGACAAATATTTTGTATTTGGTATTATATAAGTGTAGTGATAATTAATGAGGAGAAAATGATGGGTGTTGTTGAGAGATGTTTGGTTGAGGCTGTTGTCCTCAATGCTGGTGCGGTCGGTGTTGCTTTGATCGCTATTGAAATTGGTAAGCTACTAGGAGGTGTATGATGGATAGAGAATATGACTATGATGACGACTTTGATCCGATTCAAGACAGATTTGATAACGAAGATAATTACAATAAATACGATGAATACAGAAGGGAGATATAATATGAAAGAGTATGCAGTTGAAGAAATTTTAGAGATTAAAAAAGAAGCTGAGGAAGCTGCGATTGTGGCTTCCAATGACTACTGGGTCAATGAGATGGACGAGGAAGATAGATGGAGTTGTGGTTTTGCTTGGGTCGAGATCTGCGATATCAAGGGCAACAGTAAACTTGGTAGAAGAATGAAAGAGGCAGGTTTCAAAAAAGACTATAGTGGAAGCTACAGTGTTTGGAATCCTAGTGGGATTGGTGCTCAAAACATTGATGTCAAAGAGAAGGGTGCTGATGCCTATGCAAATGTGTTTAAAAAATACGGATTCAAAGCGTACTCATGCAGCAGACTTGACTAATTAGTCTGCTTTTGTTATAATTCAGAGGTGGGAAAGTAGCGTCAAATTTTCCCCTTGATATGATGAGTAACAAGATGCCCAGATCCTCCACTGGGCATTTTTTTTATATAAAGGAAAATACTATGGCTGGTAAATGTAAAGGAAGAGGTAAAAAAGGTTACGGCAAGAAGGGTAGGTAATGGCTAAAGGTGTACCACACTACTTACCAAGCGGTAGACTATATACAGGCAAAACACACAAGCACAATGGTCGTTTAATGTCTGGTGCTACACATACGAAAAACAGCAAATATTTAACACATCGCAAACCGAAAGGTAAATAACAATGTCTTTATATAGGAATATCCATGCAAAACGAAAAAGAATTAAAGCAGGATCAGGTGAGCGAATGGCACGAAAAGGAGAAGCTGGTCGACCAACAGCAGCCTCATTCAAAGCCGCAGCAAAAACAGCAAAAAAACCTAAGTCTAAGCGAACTACTAAAAAGCGTAGGTGATTGCGTATAATGTGGAGTTGGCATATATACTTAGGATTTAATTTTGGATTTGAAGCCTACGAAGGTGAGGTTGATGGTGATCCTGTAGACTATTTTCTTATCAACATAGGATGTATTAGAATCCAACGAGCGGAGTGGTCATAATGGCTGTTAAAAAGAAACGAGTGAACTTATCAGTTGGTAGAGGTGAGAAGCTACCAGTAAGTAAGGGCGGTGGATTGACAGCGAAGGGTAGAGCCAAATATAATAAAGCGACAGGCAGTAAATTAAAAGCACCAGTTACTGGTAAAGTAAAAGCAGGATCTAAGGCAGCTAAACGCAGAAAATCTTTTTGTGCTAGGTCTGCTGGCTGGACAGGTGAAAGAGGTAAAGCAGCACGCAAAAGATGGAAGTGCTAGATGACAGCCCTTGTAATGGGGTATGTCGTATGAAAGACAATCATTGTACATCATGTGGTAGAGACTACGAAGATTTAGCACAGTGGTTATACATGAGTAGGGAAGCAAGATTAGATAGAATGGAACAACTTAAACAAGTAATGACCCATAATGGAGTTACAAATGGCAACAAGAAAAAACTTAAAACAAACACTAAAAACTAGAGAAAAAATACAGACAAGTCAGCTCATAAATCGCCTGCAAAATCATGCACTTAGCGAAGAATTAAATGAATTAAAGCCAAGTCAATTAAAAGCGATTGAGATACTGTTGAAGAAGTCATTACCTGACTTACAATCTACAGAGATTACAGGTGATAACGAAGCTCCAGTGGCGTTAAAAGTAATTACAGGTATTCCTACGAAATCAAATGACTGATTTAGTTTTAGAACATGATGACTTCGAGGAAGAAGAAGACGAAGCGGTTGATATTGGTTATAGACCTAGAGACCCACAGCTATTAATTCATAATGCAGTAGAAGATCATCGTTTTAATGTAGTCGTTGCTCATCGTAGGATGGGTAAAACAGTTTCAGCTATCAATCAATTAATACATAGTTCGTTAAACTGTGAAAAGAGTAAGCCAAGATTTGCTTACATTGCTCCTACATACAATCAAGCAAAAAGAGTGGCATGGGATTATCTGACAGAATATACGAGACCATTAGATGCTAAAGCTAATATTGCAGAACTTAGAGTTGATTTTCTGGATAGGCGTATCAGTTTATACGGTGCTGATAATGTGGATTCTCTGCGAGGCATATATCTTGATGGCGTAGTGATTGATGAGATAGGTGATGTAAATCCAAACCTATTTACAGAAGTCATACGACCAGCTCTGGCTGACCGAAAAGGTTGGGCAATGTTTATTGGTACACCTAAAGGTGCTAACCACTTTAAAACATTACGAGATAAAGCATATAACAAAGATGATGGTTGGAACTTGCTAGAGTTTAGATCTAGTGAGACAAAAATATTAGATCAAGAAGAGCTTGATGCTGCATTTAAGGCTATGGGTGAGTCAAAGTTCTTACAAGAGTTTGAGTGTTCATTCGCAGCACCAGTGGAAGGTGCATACTACGGCAGTTTAATTAATGACATATATACTAAAGGTCAAGTAATAGATATACCTGTTGATGGTATAGCAAAGACATTTACAGCTTGGGATTTAGGTATGGGTGATTCTACCGCTATCTGGGTATGTCAGATTGTAGGACAAGAAATACATCTTATAGACTTTATGGAAAATCATGGTGTAGGTCTTGATTATTATGTAAATTGGATTAGAGATAACGGTTATGCTACTGCTGAACATCTCCTACCACATGATGTTCAAGTTCGTGAACTAGGTACAGGTAAGTCTCGTAAAGAGATGTTAGAAGAGTCAGGATTAGCAGTAACAGTAGTAGCTAAACTAGCGGTTGATGACGGCATCCAAGCAGTTCGCAGGATGCTGCCACGCTGCTGGTTCGATGTAAAAACAAAACAAGGCTTAGATGCTCTGCAAAACTATCGTAGAACTTACGATGATAAAAGAGATGTGTTTTTTGATAAGCCTGTACACGATTGGTGTTCTCATGCTTCTGATGCGTTCAGATACCTTGCAGTTGGGTTAGATGAAGGCACAAGTGATTGGAGTAGACCACTAGATATAAACAATTCATGGGTAGTTTAAATGTTATTAGCTGAAGAATATGCACCAGATTTAAGTAAGGTAAAAGACAAAGTAATGATGTCTACACCGCTTGGATACATTGTGCGTGGTGATATGGGTGGACTAAAACAAAACCTTCAAGACAATCTTGTTCCAACACCAGAAGCTATTAATCAGATCAATAATGAAGACATGATGAATATGGCTATGGATTTTGTAAATCCTATGCAAAAAGTTGGTGGACTACTTGGCATGGTTAAGCTAGGCAATAAATCATTCCCACAATTTACAGAAGAAGCACTAGCTAGATTTAAAAAAGACAGAATTATTCCAGAAGCAGAACGAATTGGTAACGCACCAATGCCTAATTCATTAAAACCATATTTTGATGCTTACAAGCAAGGTGACATTTCTTATGGTCAATATAATGACAAAGTTATGGAGTTCTTCCCACCTAACAAGTTTGACAAAGTTCCTGAATTAACACCTGTAGACGATATTGGTATGGCATTAAAACCTACACAAACTAAAGAGGGTAAAGGTATTTTAGGTGCAGGTGCAAATATCGACAGTGGTACTAAAGTTAAATCAAGATTGGACATAAACGCTTACAATAACTATGGTATCTGGTCTACAAGCATTAAGGGTGCAACAGATGCAGGTAAGGATGCAACAGTGTATGGTCAAACAGCACACCTAATAAGTAAGGGTAATGACAAAGTTAAGTTTACTGGTTCTGGTGACCGAGCATTAGCAGTTGCAGAAGGCGGTGCTAAATCACCATTCGCAACAATGGATGGTTATTTCAAAAACACCAAACCAGAAGATGCTAGAAAACTAGCAGAGAAATACATGAATGATCCTAAATGGGTTCAAGTAGGTATGAATCCAAGACGAGCAGGTTATTTCTACGATAAGGCAGATGGTATGCCTGTAGGTTCTGCTGATGAGGTTATACAGATTGGTGCATTAGTGTTAGCTAAAAACGCTAAGAAGTTTGATCCATCAGAATCATTAACAAAAAGAGTTAATCCAAAAACAGGCGGACTATTAAGTTTCTAAAGGTTATATATGGCAGATGACAATAAATTAAAAAGTATTCTGGAATCAGAGATCGATGATGCTATCGGTTATCTAGAGACGGAAACTACAGACGAGAGACAACAGGCACTCGAATACTATCTCGGTGAACCATATGGTAACGAGGTAGAAGGTAAGTCTCAGATCATTACACGAGAAGTAGCAGAGGTTGTTGATGGTGCTTTACCACAGCTCATGCGTGTATTTACATCATCTGACGATGCAGTAGTATTTGAACCAGTCAATCAAGGTGACGAAGAAACTGCTGAACAAGCTACAAACTATGTAAACCATATCTTCTATAAAGACAACAAAGGTTTTGAGATTATGCACGACTGGATGAAGGATGCACTTCTTCAAAAGGTTGGTGTTGTAAAAGCATACTGGGAAGATAAGACTGATGTTACTAAAGAAAAATACTACGGTCTAAATGATGACGAACTTGCAATGATTATGCAAGATGAAGAAGTAGAAATTGTAGAGCAAGAATCTACCATTGTACAAGAAGCACAATTTGATGAGATGACTGGTATGCAAATATCACCAGCGATGTCATCACACAATGTTAAAGTTAAAAGAAGTGTAGATAAAGGCAAGGTATTAATTGAGAATGTACCACCAGAAGAGTTCTTAATATCTAAAAGAGCTAGAACTATTTCCGATGCACCTTTTGTCGCACATCGTAAGATGGTCACTCGTGGTGAACTTATCGCTATGGGATACGATGAAGATACAGTTATGTCTTTAGCTACTGGTGATGCACTAGAGTTTAGCCCTGAAAGAATTGCACGATACACAAGAGGTGAGCAACCTACTGACATGGACTCAGATGATGAGATGATGCAGCTCGTTGAATACTTCGAGTGCTATATTCAAACAGATTACGATGATGACGGTATCCCAGAAAAAAGAAGGGTATGTTATGCAAGTAATGAAATCCTACATAACGAAGAATGTGACTATATTCCATTCCATTCTATTTGTCCTATACCTATTCCTCATAAGTTTTATGGTCACTCATTAGCTGACAGAGCGATGGACTTACAGTTAATCAAGTCTACTATTACTAGACAAATGCTAGACAACCTCTATCTCACTAACAACTATCGTGTTGGTGCAGTTGAAGGTCAGGTTAACCTAGATGACTTGTTAACATCTACAGCAGGTGGTGTGGTTCGTATGAAGAACCCAAATGCTATTGTGCCAATGACAGTGCAAAGCAATGCTACTCAATCATTTCCTATGTTGCAATACCTAGATGAGATTCAAGCGAAGCGTTCAGGTGTTAGTGATGCACAACAAGGTCTTAATCCAGATATATTACAAAATGTAACAGCGACTGCGGTTAATGCTATGCAATCTGCATCACAAGGCAAACTAGAGCTAATAGCTCGTATCTTTGCAGATACAGGCGTGTCAAGCCTATTCAAAGGTATATTACAGTTAGTTTGTAAGTACCAACAAAAAGAACGAATCATTCGTGTAAATAATAAATATGTGCCATTTGATCCAAGAGAATGGTCTTCTGAATACAATATCTCAGTTAATGTTGGTCTGGGCACTGGATCTAAACAAGAGCAGTTAGCTACTATGCAAATGATCTTAGACAAGCAAGAGCAGTTATTAACGACATATGGTCTTGGTAATCCTCTTGTAAACTTAAAACAATATAGAGATACATTAGCTAAGTTTGTACAGATGGCTGGCTTCAAAGATGATAGTCAGTTCTTAATGGAAGTTACGGAAGAACAAGCTCAACAGTTAGCTCAGATGCAAGCACAACAAGGAGCTACAGACCCACAAGTACAAGCTGCTGAACAATTAGCACAGGTTGAGCGTGAAAAAGCACAACTCAAAGCACAAACAGATCAAGCTAAAATGCAGCTAGATCGTGAGCAAATGCAACTTGAAGCCCAACAGAAACAATTAGAGCTACAACAAAAAGAAGTTCAACAGACTACAGATCTTGCATTAAAAGAGTTAAAGATTAAACTTGATGCTGAAAATGCTGATAAAAAGGTAAACACAGACCAAACTAAAATGATTATGGATGCGTTAGAAAAGATTAACAATATTGCTAACAGAGGTATGCAGTAATGTTACTTAACTTTACAGCTCCTAGAGTGCAACCAAGTGTTGTTCAAGCACCTGAAGTTAGTGTAGACCGTAATGCTATATTAGGTTTAACACCTTCTAAATACTCTGGATTACAAAATGTAAGAGATACTGGTTACTACTACGGTAACAATCGTATGTATGAGCCATATACTATTACAAGTTCTCCATATAACTCATACATGGCAATGTATGGAATGGGTGGTGGCGGTTCTAATCGTGCAGAAGGAACTATCACTGTAGGTGACCAAGCATTTAGACCAATAGATGCAGACATCACAGGTTTTAGTAAAAGCAAAAATGATGGTAGTGAAATATATAACTATGACCCATCTATGGCATACATTTATGCAAACACACCACGAAGTGTGCCTGCACCAACACCCAATGTAACATCATTCTTATCGACTCCAACTGCTATGGCGACACCAACAGGTAGCTATGGAGCTGGGAGATATTTAAGTGGACTACTAGGTTCACCAATTACATACGGACTACCAAATGACCAGACAGGAAGCGATTCGTAACATCCTTCAATCACAAGATTTTTTAGATGTGATTAAAGAATTACGAGAAAACCAAATAAACAGAATTATCTACTCTAACGAAGACGATGCTAAAGACAGAGAACAAGCATATGTCAGAGTTAAGACGATAGACGAACTCATGGGTTATCTTGAATCCATCGCTAAAGATAGCGAGATAAAAGATAAAGCATGGAAGATATTATAGACTTTTCTATAATGGTTACCCAGCCGAATGGGAAATCAAGGAAATACAATGAGTGAAGAAACCATGACACCAGAAACTGGTAGTGGAGAACTAACTGTGAATGAAGCTGCTGCACAATTTGAAGGCTTCTTATCAGCAGGTGAGGAATCTACGGATCAACCAGAAACTGTTGAAGCAGAGCAAGAAGATAGTGCGGACTATGAAGAAGCTGTTGATACTACTGAAGATGATGTAGTAGATGCAGACGAACTAGAAGCTGAAGGTGAAGAAGAAACCGAAGTTGAAGAAGAGGAACTTGAAGAAGAACCTCAACGCTTTACTGTTAAGGCAGCAGGCGAAGAGAAAGAAGTAACCCTCGATGAATTAATGCAAGGTTATCAGCTTGGTGCGGATTACACGAAAAAGACTCAAGAAGTTGCTGAACAACGCAAAGCCGTAGAGGCAGAGCAACAAGCAATTATTGAAGCTAAACAAGTTAGGGATACATATGCTCAACGGCTACAGGCTATTGAACAGTTTTTAACTGGTAACGAAGATAGCCCACAAGACCTAGCCGAAATGAAGGAAAACGACCCAATAGGATACGCAGTCAAAGTAGCAGAGTTGACTGAAAAGAAAGAACAGTTAGCACAAGTTCGTGCTGAACAGCAACGCCTTGCCCAACAGCAACAAGCGGAGCAGCAGCAATACATGGCTAAACATGTTCAACAGGAAGCACAAAAACTTTCACAAGTCCTACCAGAGTTTTCAGACCCAACCAAAGGCGAACAAATCAGAAATGAGATTCGTAACTATGGTAAAAGTATTGGCTTTACAGACCAAGAGTTATCTCAAGTATATGACTCTCGTCATGTATTGACATTACACAAAGCGATGATGTATGACAAACTTCAAAAATCTAAACCAGCCGTTACCAAAAAGGTGTCTAAAGCACCGAAGATGGTAAAGGCAGGAACAAAGGTTAAGCAAGGTAATGCAGACATTCGCAAAAAACAAATGAATAAGCTAAAGCAAACTGGTAAAGCCAGAGATGCTGCGGCTCTTTTTGAAAACTTTATATCTTAAGGAAGTGAATTAATCATGGCAACATATAAAACATATGAGTCAGTAGGTAACAGAGAAGACCTCACTGATGTCATTTATAACATCTCTCCAACAGACACACCATTTATGTCATCTGTTGGTAAAACAAAAGCAACTGCTGTTTATCACGAATGGCAAACAGATTCATTAGCTGATGCTACTACTGCTAACGCTGTAGTTGAGGGTGCTGATGCTTCTTCTGCAACACTTGCTCCAACAACTCGTGTTGGTAACAGAACTCAAATCTCACAAAAAACTATCCAAATCGCTGGCACATTAGAGTCAGTTGACAAGGCTGGTCGTAAATCAGAGAAGGCTTATCAGTTATCAAAAGCATCTTCTGAATTAAAACGAGATATGGAAAAAATCTTATTATCTAACCAAGCTGCTGTTACAGGTGATGCTTCTACAGCTCGTAAATTAGGTTCTTTACAAGCATGGTTAGAAACAAACTATGTTGGTGCTGGTACA